TGGTAATGCTCGTACAAAACAATATACTTGTACATCTTGTGACAGTATTAAGCGTAAGAAGAACAGACTAAAGAGACTAGCAGAAACTATTGGAGCTAGCGTCTTACGCTCATACAATCAGGAAAAAGCAGGTGAAGTCTACGTCATTACTAACTCTGCTTGGCCTGAGTGGGTTAAGATAGGCATGGCTATGAACGCTGAGAACAGACTAGATAACTATCAGACTAGTAGCCCACTTCGTAACTATGTACTAGCTTACTCTGCCTACAGTAAAGACAGACGTAAGGCTGAGGCTGCTGCACATCAGGCTGCTGAGAAAATAGCAGAGCGTAGAGGTGAGTGGTTCAAGATGCCTGTGGGTCAGGCTAAGGAGTGCATCCAGCATGGACTTTGATTTTATTTTTAGGTTGATACTCACTGCCTCATTCTTTGGCGTGTCCATCTGCCTATGTATTAAGTGGATCGTTGAGTCATACCTTGATTACATTCAAGTGACTACAGGTATCAAGATAGTAACACTCAACAACCTTAAAGATGATGAAAAAAATAAAGAGGACATACACGATGACCCTACTGCTTATTGATGGAGACATAATAGCTTACAAAGCAGCAGTGGTAGCAGAGAAACCTACGGATTGGGGTAATGGATTGTGGACACTACATGCTTGGGAACATGATGTAGACTACAAGCTAGATGAATACATCTCTGGCTTAGTAGATGCTGCACCTGTTCAAGACTGTATCGTTACTTTATCTGATCAAGATAACTTCCGTAAAAAGGTAGCTCCCTACTACAAAGCTAATCGTAAAGATGTACGCAAGCCTATGCTTCTTAGCTATGCAAGACACTATATGATGAGCAAGTACAACACTATAATTTATAAAGGACTAGAAGCAGATGATGTCATGGGGATACTTGGTACTTCTAATCCAGATACAATTATCTGGTCTGAAGATAAGGACTTACTTACTGTACCAGCAAAGCACTGGCTTAATGACGAAGTGGTTACAATCACTGAGGCAGAAGCTAACTACAATTTCCTTTTCCAAACTTTGGTTGGGGATAGTACAGATAACTACAGCGGCTGTCCAACTGTTGGTCCCAAGACTGCTAATAAACTTCTGTCTTCTGGTTGCACGTGGGATACAGTGGTTGCTGCGTACAATAAGAAAGGCTTATCAGAAGAGATAGCAATAGAGAACGCTAGGCTAGCACGTATCTTACGCAATGGTGAGTATGACACAGACACAGGAGAGGTGAAGCTATGGAATCCCATGTAGGACATGAAGCATACATGAAACAAAAAGCCAAAGAAGAAGACATGGTAAACAGCCCTGCCCATTACGCAGATAATGGCATTGAAACTATTGACTACATCGTTGACGTACTAGGTGATTGGGATGCCATCAGCTACTGTCACGGTAACGTCATTAAGTACACAGGCTCACGCTTGTTCAAGAAGGGCAACCCTATTCAGGATGCAGAGAAAGCTATCTGGTATCTCAAGAAGATGATAAAACTTATGGAAAAAACTAAGGGAGTAAACTGGTGAACGATTATATTACCTTTCGGTGTGAGCATACAGACGAAGATGGAAATGTTACAGGAACTATTGAACATACTTTTGAAACAGAGGGATACCTTCCTGACTTGATGTATAACTTTAAGTCCTTCTTGCAGGGCATGGGGTTCAACTATATTAGTGAGGTATACTGTACTAAGAATGACGGTGGCGAGATTGGGGAAGAGTAGTATGGATTTTAATGCCTACCAAGAACGCGCTAATAAGACTGCCATCTATCCAGAAGAGTACAAGCTAACCTATCCTACCCTTGGCCTAGCTGGTGAAGCAGGTGAGGTAGCAGAAAAGGTAAAGAAGATTGTACGAGATGGTAAAGATATTAAGAAAGAAGCACACGAGATTGCCAAAGAACTAGGCGATGTGTTGTGGTATGTAGCAGCAGTAGCTAGGGATATTAACTATAGCCTACAAGTTATAGCTGCTATGAATATACAAAAACTAGAGAGCCGCAAGGAACGTGGCGTACTACAAGGGAATGGAGACAATAGATGAGTAGCAATTACCTACCAACTGACTACCAAACATTCATTGCTACTAGCAGATATGCACGGTGGCTAGAAGAAGAGAACAGGCGAGAGACTTGGCCTGAGACAGTGCAACGATATATCAACTACATTGCTACTACTGGTCTACCTACAAAAGACTTAAAAGAGATTGAGGAAGCAATCATCAACCTTGAGGTGATGCCTAGCATGAGAGCCTTGATGACAGCAGGGGTAGCAGCAGATCGTGACAACACCTGCATCTACAACTGTAGCTACCTACCAGTGGATCACATCCGTGCCTTTGATGAGGCTATGTTTATCTTACTGTGTGGTACTGGTGTCGGCTTCAGTGTAGAACGTCAGTCTATTGCCAAGCTTCCTGATATACCTGAGGCATTAGATTATAGTGATGATGTCATTGCAGTTAAGGATAGCAAGGAAGGTTGGGCTAGGGCTTTACATAAGCTACTGTCACACCTATACTCAGGTGACATCCCTAAGTGGGACTTGTCTAAGATTAGACCAGCAGGTGCTAGACTTAAGACCTTTGGTGGTAGAGCTAGTGGACCTGAGCCTCTTGATGACTTGTTCAAGTTTGTTGTGGCTAAGTTCAAGGGTGCAGCAGGACGTAAGCTTACTAGTATTGAGTGTCACGATATCATGTGTAAGATTGGTGAGGTTGTGGTAGTAGGTGGTGTACGCCGATCAGCTATGATTAGCCTGTCTAACCTCAGTGACGGACGTATGGCACACGCTAAGTCAGGTCAGTGGTGGGAGAACGAGGGTCAACGTGCGTTAGCTAATAACTCTGTAGCCTACACAGACAAGCCTGACATGGAAGGATTTATGCGTGAGTGGTTGTCCCTTGTAGAGTCTAAGTCTGGTGAGCGTGGTATCTTCTCACGTGTAGCAGCCGACAAGCACGTAGAGATGAATGGACGTAGAGAGACAGGACATGAGTGGGGAACCAACCCTTGTTCTGAGATTATCTTGAGGCCATATCAATTCTGTAATCTAACAGAGGTTGTTGTTAGGCAGGGTGATGACTTAGAAAACTTACGGCGTAAGGTTCGACTGGCTACCATCCTTGGCACAGCACAGTCTACCTTCACTAAGATGCCGTACTTACGTAAGATTTGGCAGAAGAATACAGAAGAAGAACGTCTGCTTGGTGTATCACTAACAGGTATCATGGACAACTACTTACTATCTAAGACTGTTGATAGTAAAAAGTGGTTGAAAGAGTTGAAGGCACAGGCCATTGATGTCAACCGTATCTATGCTGACAAGCTAGGTGTACCTGCTTCTGCTGCTATCACCTGTGTCAAACCATCTGGTACTGTATCGCAGCTTACTGATACAGCTTCTGGTATTCATGCAAGGCATAGTGCTTACTACATTCGTACTGTGCGTGGTGACAACAAAGACCCACTAACACAGTTTATGAAGGACAGTGGTATCCCTGCTGAACCATGTGTGATGAAGCCAGACTCTACCACAGTGTTTAGCTTCCCTACTAAGTCACCCTCAGGTGCTGTCACTCGTAACGATATGACTGCATTACAGCAGTTAGAACTATGGAAGAACTACGCACTACACTGGTGTGAACACAAACCATCTGTGACTATCACAGTCAAGGATGCAGAGTGGATGGCAGTGGGTGCGTGGGTCTATGAGAACTTTGACATATGTTCAGGTATCTCATTCCTACCCCACAGTGACCACAGTTACGCACAGGCTCCCTATCAAGAGATTGACAAGGAACAGTACAAAGAACTTAAGAAGCAGATGCCTGAGTCTATTGACTGGGCTGCTCTATCCCTGTATGAGAAGGAAGATACTACATCTGGTAGTCAGACACTAGCCTGTACAGCAGGTGCATGTGAGTTGGTAGATATCTAAAGTACCCCTATTAGCGAAAGTTTGATAAATGAAAGTATTAGGTAATGATTTCAACATCACTGACGGACTATTAAATACGTTATTAGAACTGTATCCAAACAAACTTCCGCATAATCAAATTACCCCTGAGGAGCTTGGGTTC